GGTTAGGTTGGTTGGCATTCAGTTCTCCTTGTGCGGCGCGTCATGCTGTCCAGTATGTACCAGTACCGATTGCGTATGCAGCAGAAATAGTGCCGCTGTTCAGCACCATCCCAATCTCGATACGTGGCGTGGATTTTTTGAGCCATGTCTTTGTAAGTGAATACGCGGCTGTCGAACTTGTAGAAAGACCGCCCCTAAAAGCGAACGCTAGATCATCCGTCCCAGACCCGGTGGAAAACAATGGTGCGGGCATATCTGTAGGCAGCAAAATCACCAACGAACTATTAGAGGTTCCGGCCACAGTGTAATTGAGCATGAAATCAAAAAACACCATGTTGCCGATCCGCTGCCACCGGTAGCGCAGGTTACCAGTGCCGCTGGGGGCTGTTCCATTCCAAGTAATGTCAGCAGGGGTAAGTGCCCCTCCCGTGGGGCCGGTACCACGATCACCCAAACGCAACAGCGGCATGGTGCCGCCCGTGTCTTCAAAAAACGCCTGCCCAGTTGAGTCTGCGTACAACCGATTACCGGTATGCACCTGCGTCAGATCAATGTTATTCGCGTTTATCCGTCCGGCTAGTGTATATCCGGGGATCGGCGTGTTGGCGTCTACGATTAGCTGCGTGTAACTAGTGGTCGTAGGTGCGACACCCAACACCGACACGTTGTCAAACTGTACTACTGCACCCTCGAACCCAGATGCAACCAGTCCAACACGCAATAATTTTTCGTCGTATGCCGAGCGAACAATCAGCGACTGGAAGTTAAACGGAGCCGTCAAATATGCAGCGTAGACTTTTTCTTCCCCCAAATACTGCGCATCAAAGCTACCTTGAAAATAGCCCGACGCTTGATCTAACCACATTGGAGAAAGCGCATACTGCTTACTGGCGATAGTCTGCAAACCATGAAACTTTGTCGCAAAGAAACTAAGCTGATCTTGGTTTTGGATAACTGCTGCTACGCCTCGGTGACTTTCAATCTGTAGTGCGTCCCATGAATTATCACTACCCCCAGCGCCCCCACTAGCTCCGTAACTGTGCAAGTCCAAAGCAGGCGTCGTGAACTCCACACCTGTAACTGTGGTGCCCGCTGCTTCCGATAATTGGACTGAGGTCGATGACGTGAACGCAGCAATCCTCGCCTGCCCCTTTGACATAGACAATGATACCGACATCGCTGGTGCTAAAACACGCTGCATCGGCTGTCAGCGTCGTGCCGCCGCTCGCGATGGACACCAACGGCGAACCAAAATAGATGTTGAAATTCACTGCGTCCACATAGGACGTATCGACAGTCACAGCAGTCGAACTGGTAAACCCTGTGATCTTGGTTTTTCGGCGCTGAAAGTTAGGCGACGGCCCCCACAGCGAAACAGTTTTACCGACATCACCTGCGGCGAAAAGCGCACCGGACGCCGTTAAGGTAGTACCGTTTTGTTGGACAGTGATACCAGTTGCTAACTTGTAGTCCCAAGCGTGTCCACCGCCGAACATCGTGATGTTCTGAAACCGGCAATTCTGTGGCGCGTATAACTGAATGGTACTGTTGTCCCAAGACCCAAAAGCGACGTTTGCAATTCGCGACTGTGAAATCGCGTTACCGCCGATTCCGACCGGGGAACGTGCGCTCGTACTCACACGCTCAAAAAAGAATCCTTCGATACTGATCCCCCGCTGATATGCGGGGGCAGCCGGGCTACCCAATTTAAAGACGTATTTATCATGCCCCGCAAAGTTTACCCGGATGCGTGCAGTCTCAAACCCCTGCCCGCCGATTACATGTCGCCGCTGGCCCCCTGTTGCAGTAAAGTCAATTTCATTGTTGACTAGGTAGGAACCCGCAGGAAAAATCAAGGTGGCAGGCTGTGTTGCTGATACTGTATTGAGTCGGTTTACTGCGGCTTGAATCGCCGCTGTCGAATCTGCAACCCCAGTTGGGTCAGCACCAAAATCAAGGACACTCACTTCTTCGCGCAGTTTGGCTTGCACAGTCGTAGCGACTGCGCCGCTGCCATCTGGGAGATACCCAACAAGGGATGAACCAGAAGACGCAGCATAGGGCAAATCATTGACGAGTCCCGCCGCAAGTTGCGACCGAAGAATCCTCTTGGTCGTATTTGTGCTTGTGTCAAAGATGACGAGGTTGTCGTCGTTGGCGGTGCTTGCGCCAGTAATTGCATCAAGCTGCGGTATCCGTTTGGCGGTCATTCGTCTCTCCTATCAGACAGGGGGCACTAGGCCCCCTATCAGTTTACATCACGCCGGAGTAACTGCGTTAGAACCATCGGCTCGAACCCAAGTCGAGTTAGCGTTGGCACCCGTTGCAATCATCAAGCGGCTGTTGGTCGTGTCGAACACGATAGTTCCAGCGGCTTTACCCGCCGTGTTGACAGAATCGCCGATAGCGCCGATCTGTGTAGCAGTTGCGGTGCGAAGCTGGATATAGCCAGTCGTCGCGTCTACGTTGCCAGTCAACGTACCGCCCAAGGTCGCACCAGACAATGTGACGTTGTACAGCGTGCCGCCGTTGATCGTTACATTGTCTTGCGTAATACCACGATAAACACCCATGATGTTCTCCTTTTAATGACAGGGGCCGAAGCCCCCATCGGATTTAGTTGGCGTTGGCGACAACTGCGAAGAACTTGATCACAGCGTTCTCAGGAACAGCAGTGTTCAGCAGGATGTCGATGGTATCGGCAGCAGCCACGATAGTCGGGTTTGCCAGATCAGCAGCCTTCAGGCCGGTGCTGTTGGTTGCCAGATCGTTACCGTAGGCGTTGGCAGCAGCAGGCGAGCCGCCAGTGAAGCCAATGTCAATGGTAGCGGTAGCGTTCACAGTCTCAGCCGTGAGCACGTTCATACCAGCCGACAACACCACAGAACCTGCGGGCATCGAGATGATCTGCAACGTGTCGGTAGCAGCCAGTGCGGTGGCACCAGCAGCAGTACGAGCGGCCTTAACAGCAGCGAAGTCAACAGTCACCTCAAACTTCGAGATGTCCGTGACGTTGGAGGGGAAGGCAGCAGTGCCTTTGTTGAACCCCAGAGTGTCGGTATAAGCAGCCATTTTAATTTCCTTTCAGTGTTTGGACGAAGACGGGGGCCGAAGCCCCCAGTCATCAGAATTGCACGACGGCGGTGGACAGAGCTTCGCCTTTGACAACCTTGTAGCCGTAGACCTGAAGGCCACGGACAATGTTACCGAAGGTGGACTCGGAACGGATGGTTTCCATGTTTGTCATCTGCGATGCAAACGTGAAGCCCATCTTGTGACCGGCAATGATGTTGTACTTGCCAGAGGACACGGCAAGGTTGTGGCTGACGTAGATGGTGAAGCGATCAACCATACCCAGACGACCGTTGCGAACGATGGACATGCTGTCGCCAGTCAGCGAAGCGTCCTTCAGTTCGGACTTCTTGATCAAGCCAGCCATCTTGGCAGGGATAACCACGAAGCGGTCGCCTTCGGGGGCGTTGGCTTCATCCAACACGGTGCCCATATCGACCAACAGGTCAACGATGGAAGTGGTGCTGGAAGCGCCATCTTTGGTCACGGTCAGCGGAGCGCCGGTCGTGCCGAGGTTGAACGAAGCAGACTGCTCACCAGCAGTAGCACCCTTGTTGGTAGCGGCGATACCGGGCAGGATGTCGGTCAACACGCGCTGGTCGATCTTGATCTTCATACGCTCGGAAGCGTCTTTTGTCCAAGTGTCCATCAGGTTGATGTCCGACTGAACCTTGTCCACGTCGTCTTCGACGCAGGCAAAGTACTCGCCCTTGTCAATGACCAACTGGATTTTTGGCTTGTCAGGATTTTCCACGGTCAGGGTTTGGCCCTTCACGTAGTCACGGATGGTGATTTCCGGCGTAGTGCGGATGTTCACGGTGTCGCCATACTGGCGGATTTCACCTTCGTAGTCGGTGTTCGAGATCGCTGCGAGCACGGTGGCGTCGTAGAAGTTCTCGATCAGTTTGCCCGACCAGATTTCGGGGATGAAGTTGCCGCTGTAATTGGGACGACCGGGGGAAACGGGATAAGACATGATGTAACTCCTTTAATCAGGCATTTGCGGTAATGCGGTTTTCTCGCTGGGCAGCGAAAATATCGCGTTCGATTCGGGAACGATCCTGCTCTCGGCCTTTGTACTTCCCAGAACGGACATCGTTGAAAAATTTCTGGATGTCAGCAGGGCTGTAGGTCTTGCCTTGGTTGGTGGTTGCAGGGGTTCCGGTGCTGCGTGAGCGACCGGGGGAAACCTGTTTTTCCAACTCAGAGTTAGGAGAATTCCCAGTGGATTGAGCAACGGCGGCTTGTCCAGTGGACTCTAGCCAAGTGCGGAAAAAACTGACGACACGCCGAGAGTCAAGCGACCGCTGGGCATCATCGAGGAACGTCTGCCGAGTCACCCCAGTCATCGGGTCAAACTCCAACAACCATGACTGGAAGTCGGCGTTGTCGTTGATCTGACGGAAGTTCGGGACATTCGCAGACAAGTCTGCCCAGAACGCTTGCTCTGCGCTCATCTGCTGGCGTTGGGCCACGGCTTGCACCTGCGGCACCACATTCACCTACATTTGACGCAGCGTTGCTT